CGCGGTTGTGAGACAACCGTAACTCGCCCGATCCTTCAGCTTAGAAGTAAGCCGAATCGTGCACCCACCCTTTCATCTCAGACGGGTTGCTAATCCGTTTGGGTGCAGGGAGGGCTAAGCCTGATCGAATGGAAACGCGAGACGTCCCCAAGGCCCAGTACTTCTCATTGAATGTAACTTCGCGCTGAAGCGCCAAGACTTTCAATTGATATTTACCAAGGGCCTCGATGGCAGCACGTGTGTTCACAGAGGGGTCCAAATCGAATTCCAACTGAGGTAACGCCGGAGGCGAAAACTCAAAAGGAACCGGTATTGGATCCCGCCCTATAATACGCGTGTTCCCCCATTCCTTCGAAATGAGGGACTCTAGTCTCAGCGCCGAGTAATCTCGGGAAACTTCGACCAGAGCCACGCACAAGGCGTAGAACTGAGCCCAAGGGCCAGGTGAGATCATCAACAACGGGATAGAGAAAATCCCGGCGAGTGTCCCTTTAAACAACGGATAGCGAAACCAACTGAGTTGGAACGCCTTCCATTGCATAAGGGCGCGGCCGCGGAAGGACACACAGGCTTGGAGTGACGCTTCGGTCATCCAGCCAACATCTACCGTAGCAACGGTAGATGGTGCTACTTCCGGTCCATGGAGTAAACGAAACCATTCATCTGCCCAAAAGGCGGACGGAAGACGACATACTCCAGACACCCGGCTGCGCATATAGGCGCTCGCAAGGAGAAGCGAGGGGGGGAACCTTTTAAGGTCAACCCCCACTCGTTTCACCATTTCTAAACCCTGGCTGGGAAATACAATCAGACCAAGATCCATCAAGTGTGAAAACAGATTGATAGCATGTCCAGGCGTCCGAGTGAAGCGTAAAAGCTCACGAGTGGACACCCCGGAGATGTCGCCAAAATGTGGAGACACCACCCGCTTAGCGAATTCAAGGAGACCTTTATCAGAGATAATGGACTTTCCCGTATTAATGGGAACTCCGAGAAAGCGCATAATGGACAAGTACTGGTCCGCAACCTCCTTAGTAAGAATGACAATGTCATCTCCTAAGAGGGCATAT